GCCAACGCCCAGCCATTCAAAGTCCTGCCAGAGGATCTGCGCTTTGGTGAGATCAAGGGTATACCCTGAGTCTCCAGTGCCGTCGAGCTTGTCACCATTCCAACTTGACTGAGGCACAGGCGTATCCACAGGCGCACCGGAGGTGTATGTGCGCCTGACAATGTTGACGGTCGTGCCGTCTCTCTCAAGGAAGACACCATTCTCCGTGTTGAAGTAACCAATTCGAACCCGACACCCTGCCTTGGCTGTGTCCATCACAAAGGTGTTGAGCGCCAGCAGACCTTTCCCAGGCTGGTACGAGAACGAGCGGTAAGTTTGTCGGACTACCGAGCTACCAGAACTTGTCGTGACGTTTAACAGCACCGTGCTGGCGTTGGCGTCATAAGTCACCGTGCCGCCCGTGGCGGTGGTCTCATCAAACAGATCGTTCTTGGCGTAGCGGTTCTGAGAGTCAAAGAGTGTGTAAGGGCCGCTGGTGCGTAAACGCCCAAAGGCATCTGTGTTGGTGCCCCCAATAGAAATAGGAACAGCGCTTCCTGTTGTTGCCACGATCTGCTCCAGCAGGTTGTCTAGTTGGTTGAAGTACAGACGCAGAATGTTGACAAGGTTGTCAAGATACCCCTTGTCATAGTCCGGTGTGGGCTTGGGCAGCGGCGGCGCTTTGAAGCGCTTGATGATGGTGGCCCAGATGGTCATTAACTCTTCCTGCCATCAGGACGGATGTCAATCCGTGGAGAACCCAACTGCCACTGCACACCGATCTGATTGGACTCCGCCTTGATAGACATCTGCCGACCACGCACGCGGATATTGACTTGCCCCGTGTACTGATCAATCGGCACCGTTGTGCTTCGCACCACAGGATATGAGTTATCCCCGGCCACCGACATATCTGTAGTCACAGACGGAACCGGCACAGTTCCTCGGGTATACCCTGAGCCCGAATTCTGCAAAGGCAGCAACGTCAGATTCATCGTCGGGCTGGTAGCCGTAGATCCTGTGAAATTGACGTCAGGAATAACCCGCCAGACAAAACCAAAATTGTGTCCGTCGTCAATGTCAAACTCTGACGAGGTGATATACGATTCAATCGGAAGTGTCGTGACTGTGGCGTTGTCGTCTACCCCGGTTTCATGATACAGCAAGCGCCGGTTGTAGTCTGTTGCCATCGGCACATCGCTAGAAACGCTCGTGTCAATCCATGCCGTGCGACCCAGATTGCCGTAGTACCACCCCTTTTCCACATAGTTGTAGATGACATAACGGTCTATAACCGTGGAGTCAGAAGAGCAATAGAACCACCAAATCTCGTTGAACTGCTCATTGGTGGATGAAAACACTTGCTGCGACTGATTGACGTTGAAGTTGCTAAAGACATACTGCCTGAGATCGCAGACAAGCGTTTCAACGCGACCGTCGTAGCGGTAGAACTTGCCGTTACCCATCCAGTACGTGACGCCTGCGGCAGTGGCCCAGGCTCTATCGCTGACGATGGAGGTGTTGTCAGACAGAAGCTGCGTGCCCCAGACAATCGGCGGGCCAAGGTACTGTAGCGAGTACAGGGCTGTGTCAGTCCAGACCAAGAACTCTTGGCGCACTTGGGCTACAGCTTCAATTCTTGAGCCGTGCGACAGGCGCACACTGCCCGCTTGGTTGGTCGCTGCAGGGGTCCAGTTGACAGCACTCTCTTGGTCAGACCAGCGGATGAGCATGGTGTCCTGTGTACTGGACCCGTAATCGTTGCAGCCAAACGCCAGCACAAAACGAGAAGTGTCAGACACCGACAAAAGGTGCTGCACCGTTGGAACGTCTGATGCGCCAGATAGCGAGCTAAGCGCTACACCGCGTGCGGTCAAACCTGATGTTTGATCCCAGTAGTACATCGACCCATCCAGGGGGCCGTAGATTAGGTCTTCACCAAAGTTGTCGTGGTTCCATATGCGAATCGATGATGTAGTGGTGGCACCAACACCCCAACCGCCAAGCCCCCAGCCACCACCGCCCCAACCAGAAAGCACAGTTTGGACTTCATCACCGACATTGATTTGGTAGTTGGCTATGACTGCTGCGCCGCCATAAGAACCGGCAGCAAGCGTTGTGCTCAGTGTGATGGTGTAGGTATCAACGGTTAGAACTGTGACTTGATACTCTGCGTTAAAGATTGCGGTGGTGGAGCCGCTGAAAGTTACAAAATCACCTGTAACACAACCATGTGCCGCATCAGTGACCGTTACTGTCGTGGTTCCGTTTGCTAGAAATGGGTTACCCGTGCCAGGAGGATTAGGCCCCAGCATCGGGTTGACGGTCTTTCTGATAGGCGTGACATCGTTGTACGCGCCACCACCAGCAAGTGCAATGTAGTACTTAAGGTTGGTCCCTAAGCCGACATACTTGGTGCTGTTAAGCGACGCCCAAGACCATAGAGATCTGCAGATACCAAGAAACTGATCGTTGGTGACTTGTTGCCAGCCACCAATCTTTTCAGGTTGACCTGAGCGAAAGCGGATCTTGTCGCACGAAAACCAACCGCCCTCCGTCGAGTAGCGGGTTCCCTCGCGGTTTACACCGGGTTTGAGCGTGATCTTCTTGAGCGGCATTTTTACCCCAGCAGCGCCGCCTCTGCGGCTCTACGCTTGACCAGACCGGGCAGTACACGCCCGCCACCGCGCACCCACAGGGCCAACTGCTCCTTGGCACCTTCCCAGTCCAGCGCACGTAGCTTGCGCCGCAGGGTGGAGGTCTGCAGTCTACCGGAGCCAAGGTTATAGGTGAAGTCCGCAATAGCGCAAAACTGCCGCCACTGCCCGTTCTGTACGCTCCACGCAAAGAGTTCTGGGCACTGCCGTGTCACGGCTGAGGCACAGACGCGCTGAAGCTCGTCCATGAGCCAGAGGTCCGCAATTTCCCGCGTAATAGGCGGGTCGTCCATCGTGACCTTTTTGCCTGAGGGCTTGTAAACAGTCCCCCAACCGATTGTGGGATAACCAGCAGGGCAGATGTACGGGTAAATAAGCCCGTCACTGCCTACACGATGTAAGCCTTCAAACTGCTTACAAAGCGCTACTGCTACGTCGAGGTTCACGCAAGCCCTCGCTTTGCCAAAGTTCTATCCATAAACCAGAAATTTATGGTGCCTGCAACAAGTGCTGCAAAGTCTGCCGTCATCATGGTTTTGAAGACCTGCTCGGGCGCAGCGCCAGACAGCCAAGCGTTCCACGCAAACCAGACATGGACAAATGACCACAAGAACAAAATCCAATACGTCACCACAGGGCGCACTGAGGCAGAGAGGCTAGCAACCCAGCCACCTGCGGCTTTGACCATCTCAGCCTGTTGGTCCAGCGCCGACTTAAACGCATCCAGAACGCCGACATCGACAGCCATGCCATGCTGAGCGCCGATTTCTTGCAACTTCTGCGCACCGCGCAACTGCTCCAGTTGGCACTGCTGCTCAAACATCTTGAGTTCGTGCTGGCGCTCATTCTTGCGGTCCAAGAACTTCAGGACTTCCGGGGCAAGGCGGAACAGTCCGCCAAGAAGCGAGCCGAGAACGCCGCCACCGACGAGATCAAGCATCATTCACCTCTCAGTTGTGCTTCCAGTTGAGCAACCTTGGCAGAAAGTTCCTGAATAGCTTTCACCAGCACCGGCAGCAGCTTGCCGTAGCTGGCCTCCAGGCTGTCCGGGTTGGACTCGTAGACCAAGCCAGGGATGGTGATGCCGGTCTGCTCCTGCACCGCCTTCAGGTCTTGCGCGATGAAGCCCGTATCGGGAATGTCCACCTTGCCGCCATCGCGCATGTTCCAAGTGAAGGCAACGGGACGCAAGGCGTTTACGAAAGTCAACCCAGCAGGTAGATCGCTGATGTTGGTTTTATCTCTCGCATCCGACAAGCTGGTGATGGTCGTCACCTGACAGCGCAGGGTGGCGATGCTGCTGTTGCCAAGCGTGATTTCGTTGGAGACGGTAGCGCTGGATGCTGCGGCGTTGTAGCCGATGATGGTGTTGTTGGAGCCGGTGGTCAGGTCATTGGTTCCAGACGATCCTGCGCCTGACCCAAGGAAGGTGTTCTGTGTGCCAGTGGTTACTGCATCGCCTGCATCTTTTCCAACAGCGGTGTTGTTAACGCCCGTGGTATTGCTATAAAGAGCTTGATCTCCAACAGCAGTATTATTCCCGCCAGTCGTAGTTAGATAGCATGCTGTATGACCAACGGCAATATTGTTATTTGCTGTTGTTACAGAATTTAACGAAAATGAACCAACAGCGATATTTCTATCACCAGATGCGCCACTGCCGCCGTTTGTAGAATAACCAAGCGAAATGTTGCTTGAACCAGAAGTTCTAGCAGTGGCGGCACTATGCCCAACAAAAACATTCCACTGCCCAGAAGTTATGCTTGCCCCGGCGCTAGAACCAATGGCCACACTTTCTACGCACCCACCAGAAACAGCGTCTCTAAAAGCGTTTGCACCAATAGCAACAAAACTGTTTGTTCCGGTATATTGATAGGCGGCCCTGTCCCCTATTGCCACAGAATTGCTGCTAGTAAACGCGGCGGCGGCTTGATTGCCAACAGCCACATTCCTTTGTCCTGTTGTAACGCTTGACAATGCGTAAGAACCAACAGCTACATTTTCATTGCCCGTTGAAGCGACCCTTAAGGCGTAATACCCAAAAGCAGTGTTAGCGTTTGAAACGTAATTCTCTAATGCCCTATAACCAACAGCAGTATTGTAGCTTCCGTTGACGTTTGTAAACAAAGACCTTAAACCGACCGCTACGTTTTGACTGCCAACTTGATTGGCGCGTAGGCTGCTTGTGCCAAGTGCAGTATTTTCTGAGCCGGTAGTATTGGCATACAGAGCTTCAAAACCAAAAGCGTCGTTGGAGCCTGTGGTATTTGAATATAGAGACCTATAGCCAACAGCGGTATTACCAGCAGAAGTATTATTTGCTAATGATTCCGTTCCTACGGCAGTATTTTGTCCTGCTGTTGTTGTTAACCCTAACGCATTATCCCCTACAGCTACGTTATTAGACCCTGTAGTGCATGCGTCTAACGCTTGAGTTCCGAGGGCAACATTACTTTGCCCCGTTCCGTTACTTAAACCTGATTGGTAACCAATAAATGTATTACGGAGTCCAGTGTTTGCATTTCCCGCCTGATACCCAAGAGCGGTTTCAAACGGAGAAGCAGAGTCAGTCTGCCCTGTAAGTGACCCAGGTATAGCAGAAGATACCCAAGTTCCCCCACTGCTGGTCAGCACGTTGCCGTTCGTACCCGGCGCGACAAACTGCACTGCCGAGGTGCCGTTGCCCAGGATGACGTTGTTGGCTGTCAGGCTTGTAGTACCCGTGCCGCCGTTGGCTACAGGCAGCGTTCCTGTAACCCCCGTAGAAAGTGGGAGCCCTGTTGCATTGGTGAGCGTCACCGACGTAGGCGTACCCAGCACCGGGGTCACCAGCGTCGGGCTGGTAGACAGTACAGTGCTTCCTGTACCCGTAGATGACGTTACGCCCGTACCCCCGTTAGCCACCGGCAACGTACCAGACACATGGGTCGTCAGACCAATCTTGCCGTAGCTGGGCGCAACACCTACACCACCAGAGATCAGCGCATTGCCTGTAGCAACATCCGCCAGCTTAGACAGCGCTGTGGTGGTAGATGCAAACAGCAAGTCCCCCACTGCATACGAAGACTGCCCCGTTCCACCAGAGGTAGCCACCAGCGGCGAGCCCAGCGTCAAGGAACCCAGGTAGTTCGTCGCCGCAACTACGTTCGTGCCGTCGCAGCGCAGGAAAGCGGTAGCACCATTGGGGACCGAGATCCCGGTCCCAGCAGAGGTCTTGAGCGTCTGGGCGAAACCACCGGTCGTGTTGTTGTAGACGATGTACACCTTGCTGACCGCAGGGCAGATCACGTTCCGCGCCGCACCGGGAGTGCCGGTCAGGTTCAGCACCATTGCCCGAGCTTCGTCAGTTGCTCCGTTGGCCGTAGACAGCGTGTAGTCCGCTGTCGTCATGGTGATCGTAGCCGTCCCCGCGATGGAAGTGTCCACCAGCGCCGTCAGGCCAGTATTGACCTGGGTTCCCCACGTACCAGAATACTCCCCGGTAGCGGGCTGAACCAGCCGAAGACTTGTGGTGTATGAAGCCATGATTTACCTTACGCGAATCTCAGAAGTGCCGTGGTGGCTGTAGCAGCAGGAAGCTGCACTGTGAAGTTTGGCCCAGCAAACTTGTCGGCACCGAAGTCCAGAACTGCGATGGCGCGGTCAGCCTTGGAGGTGTTGTAGATCAGCGCCCCACGGGCCGTGAAGCTCACGCCGGTCCAGGCCGGGTTGTCGAACGTGGCGTATGCCGTTGTGCCAGAAAGCAGGACTTGCACGTTCGTAAGAATCACGCCACCTGCGGTGTAGTTCGTACCAGAAACCTCACCCGTGGCCGTGTAGACCGTGGTGTCAGCACCAAGAGAAGCGGCGCTCGTATAGAGCGCCATCTTCAGAACGTCGGTATCCAGATCATGGATGCCTAGCCATGACTCCTGTTTGAACGAAGAGCATAGCGTTTGCGCCAAGGCCATTTAGATCACCTGTGTTCGTATCTGCCCACTACGGTAAGCATCCTGCCTGTTTTTCCCATCACCCAGGTTCTTCAGCAGGGTCAGGGACTGCACGTACTGCTTGTCCACCTCGGCCACAATGTCGGGCTCCTGCTTCATGAACCGAGCAGCCTCGACCAGCACCGCGTTAAACAGTACGGAGTCAAAGTTGTCACCCAGCCATGTGTTGGTGGCCGTGACAATGCTCTCGGGGTAGTAGAAGTAGTTCAGTTCAGCAGACAGCAGGGGCGACAAAGGCGGCGTGGGGCCAAACAGAAACCGTTGCACCAGCGGCGTGGTGGTGCCGTTCAGGGCGTAGTATTTCGGAGTCCCGGTCACCGCAGGGTCGGGGTAAGACTCACGGATGAAGTTCACATCCTTGTTCAGGAGGAACTCGTAGCTGCCGGAAGCCAACACTACCGCAAGGCTGTAAGCCGCCAAGAAGTCCGTGGGCGCGTTGACGTTCTGTCCCGTCAGAGACAGCGTCGAGGTCTTGCGCAGCGTTGGGAGTTGGACCGCGTTGTAGATGCGCTGCTCGGCCAGCTTCGTCATTGTGGCGAAGTCAGTCGCCGAGAACGTGTTCTCGACGTAATCCTCGCAGGCGGTCTTCAACTCGGAGTAGTTCACAACTCACCTCACGCCATCGGCCCACGGCACATGAAGCCCCGGGTGGCAGCGCCAGACCCACGCATCTTGATGCCGGACGTCTTCGGCCCCGGAGCAGGCTCTTTGGAGAAGTTACCCACTACCATGCAGATGTCCCGAGGATTCTCGGCTTCCTGGGGGTATGCCTGCTTGGCAGGCGGCAGTTTCTTGGTCTTCAGCATGATGTCACCCCGTCTTCTGGTTCATGGCGCGGGACATATTCTTCCCGTACTTCATGCGGTCCTCAGAGGTGGGACCACCCTTTTTGAACGTCTTGGGTTCGCCCCGATGCCGTTTGGCCTCGTGCGCCTTGACTGCGTCTTGCGGAGTCATCTTTGCCATTTCGGGCTCCTTAGGAAACTTGGTACGAATTGGACTTTACGCGGTTTAGTCGTCCCGGGATCACTTGAAGATTATGAGGCACATGCAGCCCAGATACAAGCCTTCCGTTCAATGGCACGATGTGATCAACATGCCACGGGAAACCAAACATTTTTGTTCTTATGGCTGCAAGATCATACGCTTCGTTAATTAACCAAAAGTCATCAGATGTCAACCATTTAGGCGTACGTTGTTGTTTTAAGAGAACGTGTTTTTTTGATTGTGCGTTTTTGTAGCCAGGGCGCGCTAAAGCAAACTTTTTTGCGCTTTCAATAATCTTTTCAGGGTGCGCTTTTCGGTACGCGGTCAATCTACGCTTTTCCCTTTCAATATATCCTGGTTGCGTCTTATACAAGTGATACTTTTCTTTTACGTATTGCCTATGGCACGTGTTACACCACCACATAAGCCCATCTTTTGTAGTGCTTTTTTTGTGATATTCGCTCAAAGGCTTAACCTCTAAGCATTTATTACACTGCTTCATGGTGTTACCACTATAGTAACCGTACCAACATATCCCCGGCCAACCAAGTCATTTGGCGTCAGGGGCGCATCAAAACCACTGGCCCCACCGATGGGTGCCCAGCCCCACTGGATCACCCGGCTACCTTCACCAGGGAATCCGTCTTGCAGAACACCTGTGCCTTGCGTGGGATCAACTTGAAGACCTGTGTTACCTGATGCATACCAAGTGTTTGTATCTGGACGAGGATCACGTATGGCCTGCGGGTCGCTTACCGGATACATCCCAAGCTGCAACTGCGGATGATCAGGACTCCAGCATTGGGGGCACGAACGAATTTGTGTCTGCTTGGTTTTGACTACTTCATTCTTGAGCTTTTTAAGGTCAAAGCGAAACCCACAACGGTCGCAGTAACCGAAGCTCTTTGCACCGTTTGCAAAACGATTGCTCATGCGATAAATTGTTGTCTTGGGACCAGCCGAATGGCTGCTTTTTCGCGGTCCTCGGAACTAGCAAGATCCCACGCCTCGTCGTATTGCGCTTTCAGCACCTGCATACGCTCCATTGCACCGGGGATCTTCATGGACAGGTAGTACGCAAGCCCTGAGACCAAAGCATTGAGGAAACGGAACGGAATGTCTTGCGTGTATGTACCGCCCGCACCAGCGTCCTGAATACGGCGCAAGCGCCAGTAGACGAACGTGTAGGTCTGAGAACTGTCGGGCACCGGCCAGACTGTGAACTCTGGGGCGTCGGCTTGGCGGTTGATCCACACCTGAATCGGCCTTGCCTGCTGCAACTTGTTTGGGATACTGGAGTACGTGGAAACTGAGATGCGCGTGATAGTCAGATCAGTCTGTGTGGAGACATTCCCCGCGCCTGTGCGAATTACGTGCTCAATCAGATCCACCGTATCGGCGGGCAGCGTGTACGTGGCAGTACCGGGTGTCAGGACTTGGGAGCCTTGTTCCACGGTCCAGAGGTTAATTCCCCTGTTCGACCAATCTGCAAAGAGAAGATTTAGGCTACGTCTTGCAGTACGCAGGTCATATCCTGTGCGCAACTCAGCACCGCATCTTTCGAATGCTTCCTCGACGTACTCATTGAGGTCGAGATTAAACGTAGCGGTGCCGGATGTGGTCATGGCTTACCTAAATTTAGCGGTCTTTGCAGCAATCTTGGGAGGCTGGGCGACAAATTGTCGTCCTTTTGCCTTTCCTTGCCTTTTTGCCTTTGTAGTTGCAGCGTACTCAGCAGGAGTGAGGGACTTGATCGCAGCCTCGGGGAGGTAGCGTTCGCCGGTCTTGCTAGAAGGTTTGCCACTGCGTGTCCGCCATTTCTGGTCACCCCAATCCTTCAAGCTCTGCTGCGGGGCCTTCATACAAACCGCCCCTTGGTCTTGCCGCGCTGCGCAACACCATCGCCACGGAAGGCTTTGGATTTTACTGCGCCGCCTTTTTTGAGACCTTCTCCAAGATCAATGCTAACAGGCCGTCCTTCTTTGCCAATAAAAGCGCTGCCTACCCTGCTTGGTAAAGTCCTAACTCCACGAGGCCGAGTGACAGTGTCTTTTGCAAGCGCCGCTAGTTTTTCCGCAGTAGACATCTTTGCATATTCTGCGGACGGGCGCTCACCTTTGTTTACCAAATCGTCTTCAAAATCGTACGTGTCTATTGCAATAGTGCGGCCATCAGGAGTTTTTTGAAATCTAAACCGACCAAGCGTGTTTCTTGCGGCTGCTTCTGATGCCATATTCCAGTCAGCGCCGCCACCTCTTTTTTTGCGAATATCGTAATCGGTGTAGTCCACAGCATTTAACGGCGTACCTTTGGGGTCATTTTTACTGTATTTAATAGTAGGGTTAGCTTGTGCGCTTCTGACTGCAGAACGCATTTGCTCAAGCTCTTCAGCCGTAAAATCTTTTTCTGTAATCGGGTCTTTTTTTCCAGCCAACGTTTCAACAAATGTGCGGATCTGCGCAGGCACTGTTTTTTTGTACACGCTGTTTACCATGATCAACCTCAGTCCTTGTACGAGCCGCCCTTGGCCTTGTATTGCTTAGCCAGTAGCTGTGCCTTGCGGGCGCTCCATTCGTTGGCCCCGGTGCCATGCGTTGCTTGTGCCTTGATCTTGTTGAACAAGGCTTTACGCATCCCAGGCTTGGTGTAGTTGCCCGCCTCGTTCACGCTGCCACCCTCGGCGTACTCGGCAAAGTCTGTGTTGTCCCTGCGGGCACGGCGCTTGCCACCTTCCAGAAAGTCGGTGTTGTCCCGGCGCTTCTTCAGTTCCGGGCGGATAGCGCCCATGCCACGGCTAGGTCTCATACAAACTTACCCCTAGTTTTGCCACGCCGCTCACAACCTCCACCACGGACTTTTCCACCATAGGCGTAGTTGCTACGGCCACTCTCTTCATCTACTTCACGAAGGGCGCGTTGCATAGTTTGGAAATTTTCCTCGTCCTCGGTGCGCTGAGCTGCTTCTTTAGTCAACTTGACACGGTCACCTGTAGCGGCACGATCAATTGCAGATCCAGCCTTATCCACCAACTTTTTGCCAATACCGGTGGATTCATCCAGCGCCCGTCCAGCTTCGTACCCACCTTGAAGGGCAGCACCGGCCAATCCAGCCCTAGCACCTAGCCTTCTTGCAGCGCGTCCACCAGCTTCTCGGACAGCTTCTCTAGCCCCGCCTTTAAGCCCAGATGAATCTACGTTCATCCGCTTACGGACTTTGCCAATGTCCTCGGCAGTGCGCTCAACAACATTTTCCGTTGCGCCAGGAATAGATTGCCACCGAGTAGCCATATCACACCACCTTGCAATTGGTTCTGCCTCGCTGAGCGCAGCCGTCGATCTTGCCGCCCTTGGCCTTCTTCACCGGCCTGACTGAAGCGCCGTCAATGTCTTGCGGCGGCGGTCCCATCTCTGCTGTGTAAATGCCACCATCTACACCTTTTGCACGAGAGCGGCGAGGAGCAGGATATCGCTTCAGAAGCGAATCAACTTCGCGTTTAGATTCGGCTGCGTAGTCCATGATTGATCCTCAGCAGGCTTTGCCGCCCATCGCCATCTTGATCATCTTGCCCTTGGTCTTGCCCTTGGACTCGATGCCGCCGCCCTTGGCGTAGCCCTTGGCTTCCGCCATCTCGTGCTTGATCATGGACTTCGGAGCGCCCTTCTTCTTCATGAAGGCCAGTTCCTTGCCAACCATCTTCTTCGACTCTTTCATGATGCCTCCTTCGGCATGTGCTTTGGGACCAACAAACTTCTTCGCTA